CAGTAGAGCAGACTAACAGTTTGAGCTAGACTCAAGTGGCGCGACACCACAGCAGGTCGCAGGAGGAGTAGTAGAAATACTACTCCTTTTTTTTTGAAAAGAAAAAAGAAAAAAATATTTTTTTTTCGAGACCGGGAGGGGTACGGTGGGGTATAAAAGACTTTTAAAAACAACAACTTAGCTGCGCTTAATGACCAGCTTTTAAAAACGCACCGACGCAGAATCACCACCTCGAATCTGTAAGTACTTCACCACAATTTTTTGCGCGGCAATTTTTTTTGGCTGCAGACCCCATTTCGGACTATAGCTCTATACTGTATACGCGAAGCAACTCATACGAGCGCGAGTGAGTATGCAAGTACGCAGTACTTTATTATATACGCAGTACAACCCCTCTAAACTGTGCGCTACGGTAGTTACGCACTACTAAATACACTGTACACACTGTATGTATTCACTGATTGAACAGGTGTCAGGTTGAGCATACCAAATGCTATATAGGTTTTGCAGTCAAGCTGATCGTACAGTGTGTACACGTTTGTGAGTAGTGTATGTTCAAACTAAAACTTATATACGATCCAGAGCCGCGTACACAAACGCTCAAAGAAACAGTTACCTTTTGTGCAGCCAATGACTTGTATCTACAGCACGGTATAGACGCTTGTCAGTGTAGTGCGACAGAACTGTTGTTTGATTCAGATCGAGATCGCATGCTGGGACTACTATATCTTAGTGCGGCGGGATCGTTTACTCCTGTAGTTGTTGATTAAAAATTTGCTTGCATACAAGCGTTGCTTGCTGCTTCGCAGCCTTGGGCTTTTTTGCGCAAACGCTTCGCGCTTCTAGGGTCTAGCGCAACCGCAGGCGCTTCGCGCTGTTGTATGGCTAGTGTAGGGCTAGGATCGCTGTTAAAACGCCATCTTTTGTGTAACCATAACGACAGAGCTATTGCAGTGCGACTGTTTCGGTGTTAAACAGTGGTTGTGTGATTTCTTGTAATATACGTGTCTACGCTAGTGTGATACTGTCTATTAGTTTTCTGTGATCTGTATAGCAGTAATTTTGCTGTTGATGTTGTTGATCGCAGGACCTGTAACCACTATTTGGTTTGTACCATTGTAGCTGTAGAAGTTGTTGGTTTGATTGAATGTACCAAAACCTGGTTCTTCGTAGAAGATTCTCATTGTTTCGTTGCCCACAAGGTTTTCTAGGTATGCATCCATAGCAGCACCAATAGCATTGAACAACAGTGTGTCGCTCTGTGGTGCGTTTGCTGCCATTGAGAAGTCGCCATTGGCAACAGAGAATGTTGTAACAACTGCGCCGCCTGTGCCGCGATCTGTTACATAGTTAGGAGCGTATGTTACACTGCCCCAAAGCACTGCACTCAATCCACCTTGGCTTGATCTTACCAACAGGCTTTCTCCGCCCTGCATTACCAATCCTTGGCGTTCAACTGTTCCGTATGCTAGTAGGTCAGCATCGTATTCCACGAAGTCTTGTGCGCTTGGAGTGACAGCATCTTGGCTGCTTGCCACACGAAATTCAAGTGAGCTGTTGTTTCTGTTTACTAGATTGAGTGTTCCCATTAGGAAACTGTCTTCTGGCACTGTATAGATCAGTGTGTCTGATCCGCCGGTGCTAACGTCGACTGCGCTCAGTATCTTGAAGATTGTGTTTTCTGCCATAGTGTTCTCCTGTGTATTATTTATCTAGATCCAATCGATGGATGTAAATTCTATCTCCACTGCGAGTTCCTTGATAGCGATATCCCCAAGTTTGTAGCAGTTCGTGTGTGAGTGCTTGACGATCTTCTAGTATGAGCACAGGTCGATCCCGTTCTATAACAGCTCGGGCTCCTACGATTGCTGCTAGTTCATAGCCTTCTAGGTCCAACTGTATGAGTGCAACTGTACCGTATTCATCAATGTGCGTGTCAATTGTGGTCTGAGCCACGGTCTGTGTTCGCATGGCATAACCATCAAAGTTCAGTAGATCACTCACAGGCTTGCCTTGTTCTACTATGCTGCACTCTCCGCCCAACCACGGTGCATCTTCGCAGCCTGTGGTAACTTCAACTTCACCTGGTTCGTCTCCCAGTGCTGCCAATCGCAGTGTGCAGTTGCGTATGCCATTGCGTGTTAACATTTTGCTGGTACAGTGTACGTGTTCTTTAACACAGTCCCACGCCCATACATGCGGAGCAAGACGTGTGTATGTGGGCAATAGTCCTCCCACAAATACACCTGCTGTAATTACATCTCCTGTTTTGCGTTCTAGTATTTGCTCTAGCAAAGGTATGAGATCAGGTTCAGTGCCGTGATCTCGAAAGCGTTCTATCTTGTCTTGGGGAAGACCTTTGGGCAGAAAGTATACTGCTTCAGGGCGTTCTACTTCTACCATTCACACCATCCAGTTAATATGTACTTGGTGCCTTCAAGCGGAGGGTTGCCTCTGTGTACATGTGTGTACGCCGCAGGCCATATCAACAGTTTGCCTTGTTCTGGTTCTACTCGCTTGTGCTGATACAAGAATTCAGTTTCGCCACCTGTGTAGTTGTCATTCAAATAGATCATCCATGCAGTTACTCTGTTGGCCCTTTCGTGGCCGTCTGACTCATAGTGCCAAGCATGATATCCTTCACCCGGTTCGGTCTTTTGTATGCGCATGCCTCGAATCCATTGCTGTGCTGTGTCGCGCAGTGTATCATAGTGATCTAGATATACGCCGTACTGATCCCAAAAGCGTTCTAGGAATGTGTCTAACCAAGGCTGGTCTGGAGCAAGTCTCATGCTCTGTTGTTCTAATGCAAACACTGTGGTATCTTTCTTTAGACTAGGTTTTGCATCACGTAGTTGCGCTCTAGTCCAACTAAGATTTTTGCTGTGCAGCAATTCCCAATGATCGATAATGTCTTGGCATTCTTGTGCATTTAATACGCCATCAGCTTGTGCTATGTGATCTTCTATTTGTATCATTCCATTCTTCCTCCTGCATACTCGTTGTTTTGGTGCGGCAGTGCTATGTTATATGCTATGCTAATTCTAGTTTTGCCGCTTCTATTTGCTTCAACGTGATGCATAATATAACTAGGAAAGGCCACTAGCAATCCGGGCTTAGGCCAAACCATCATCCGTGTACAGTTAAATTCGTTTTGTTCTTCACTGAGCATTTGTCTAGGCATTGTGTATTCTTGTACACTTGTAGGTGTACTTAGTGTTAGTCTGCCGCAGTCCTCATATGCTTCTGCATAGTATACAAAACTAATAAATTGATTTGCATGTAGGTGCGGAGGATTGTTGTGCATCTGCTCTACAGTATCAGGATCGTTAATGTTTGCCCAAGCACTGTCTATGCGTATTTTGTATTCAGGTCTAATCTTGATAAGATTGTATGCTAGGTACTTTGCTCTATCCCAAATTATTTCTGTTAGTGGTGCAAGTTCTTTGCCCCATGGATCCATGAATCCACTTTGCCATCCTCCTATCTGTCCAAATCCTGCTTTATCTAAACGAAGTCGTTTGATATTGCTTGCAATAGTATTTGGATCTAGTAGGTGTTCAGTTTCGTCACTAGCAAGAAAACTTGTAAACAAAGGTCCTATCTGCAATTACTCATCTCCTAAATTATTAATAAAGTCACGCAACTTAGTGCTGTCTGTTTTAGCACTAATCTTTCTTACTGAATCACCTTCTGCAGGATCTTCGCTTACAGTGCCTGTGCTGCCTGGTGTAGCATTTGTACGCTTGAGTGCATTAACAATACTGCTTGCACTTGAACCACCTGCACTTGCTGTTGCTTGTTCATCTTCTTCACCAATGTCAACAATGCGTAGTGTATCAACATCAAAGCCTAGATCAATCTTTTGTCCAACACCACTTGAACTACGTGTCTTCATTAACTGTATTTGATATCGTCCACGTTCACGCATTGCACGACTTGTAAAGATACCTATGAGATTGTCAGCAGTATTAATTTTACTAATACCGCCACTAATGTGGCTGTGGTCAAATTCAATCTCCTCAACTGAACTTCTGTTCAACTGCGATGCTGTAACAAAGATACAGTTTAGTTCCATTGCCAGGTTACGCAGTTCTTCCGAAACATACTTATCTTTAACAAACAAGTTCTCTGCACTAATCTTAGTTCCGATTGGATGCATTAGATCCAAATAGTCAATCAATAGTACATCTACCTTCTTGCCAGACTTGATTTCATACTCTTTCAAATATGCTCTTACATCATTTGCATTCTTGCCTGTTGGCATATACTTGACTTGGAATGCTCCTGCTTTCTTGCCAATCATCTTGACTTTCATTTCAACATCGTCAATGCTTTTAAACACATCACGACTTGGAATTTCTGATGTCATACTATCAAGTCGCATACTAACTAAATTCTCTGAAAGCTCAAACGTCAAGTACATGACGTTCATACCTTGCAAACACCAGTTAACTCCTAGGTTAGCCATAAACAGCGATTTACCTGAACCTGATCCGCCTGCAAAGATATTCAGTTCGCCTCTGTTGAATCCACCAAACAGTTTCTTGTCTAGACTTGGCCAACCTGTAGATACCTGTCCGTTCTTGTCTTTGATTGCTTCTAGTCTTGCTCTCGGATCTGCAAAGTAGTCTGTCCCCAAGTCCTTCTGCAAGCCAATCTGAACTGCTTTCTTAACAAGGTCCTCGACCGGTCCATATTCACCTTTCTCAAGTAAGTCCGCACTGTCCAAGATTGCTTTTTCAAGCGCCTTGTGCCTTGAAAACGTTTCGAATTCTTGTAAAAGCCAATCATAGTGGTTCTCCTGTAGTGTACCTGGATCTTTTAAATTACCATCTGTGGCTGCATTGATCATATCAAATGTAGGAAGTGCATTATGCTCTTCTACATAATCTTTTAAAAACTTTGCTGGTGCCTGTAGTTTACGATCAAATGTGTTTGGATCAAACACACCTTGACATCTGACAAACGACTCTGCGTCTGTCATAAACATTTCTAGATATACCTTCTGTATATCGTATCCGTAGTCTGTATTCTGTCTACTCATTTCGATCCTGTAAATACTTTTGTTTTATACATTGTAGCAAATTCTTGAGCATCTGTCAAGTCATTTACCATAGGTTTGCCTTTAATATTTAGGCTAGTGTTTAGTAGCATAGGACATCCTGTTTCTTCTTCCCATGCTTTTAATAGTTTTCTAAAGCCTGTACCTTGGGTATTAGGCATTACTAGTTGTACCCTACTAGTTCCGTCAGCGTGTACTATGGCGGGAAACTCATCTGGGCGTTTACACACAGAGGTGTATTGCATGTAAGGGGAGGCAAAACCGTCGAAGTAATCTCCGGCTGTTTCGGCAAGTATGGCTGGTGCAAAGGGTCTAAACTTTTGTCGTTGTTTGATGTCGTTGACTCTGTCTTTAATATCTTTGCCGCGGGGATCAGCAAGAAGGCTACGATTACCAAAAGCACGAGGACCGTATTCAGCACCGCCGTTAGCGACTCCACATATTCCGGTGGTTTTGAGTTCTTGGATGATTTCTTCAACAGGGTATTCTCCTTCTATGTTATACCCTAGGTAAGGGTGCTTCCATGCTATGTGTTTTTTCATATGGGCAAGCGGTCCGCCTATGCTTGACCCTGCATCACCCGGATTGGGCATAATCCATACGTGCTGGAAATACTTCTGTGCTATACTGTTTGCTGAACAATTTAATGCACACCCACCCATAAGAACAAGATTACGACTTTTGTATTTAGATGAAACTATGCGTATTATTCGTTCGAACAGTACCTCATATACCTTTTGGGTAGCAGCAGCTATGTCAAACATGTCTTGTTCTGTAGTAAGATCAGGACGCCACCGCTTACACCCTCGGTGTAAATTGTGTTTGAATTTAATCTTTAATCCTTTACTGTCAGGCAATTTAGTAAAGAAGTCGTTTATAATGTCCCCATAGTATTTCATATAGTCGCCGTATGCAGCCATACCCATAAGAATATATTCATCCTCATTAGGCTTGAGTCCTATACGTTGTGTCATTGCACTGTACCATAAACCTAAACTGTTAGGGTACCCTTGACTGTAACGTTTC